CACAGTCGGATTAGCATCGCGCCTCGCAAGATGGCCAGCCGGCAATCTCGTTTGCGTTCCACCCCAGCCGTTGGCAAAACGATCTGGCACCCGAGCTTCAGTCTCATAGTCGGTCTTAGGCGAGACATCATTTAGATTGATGTCATCGTCAATCTTCTGTTTCATCACTCGACTCCAAAACGCTTGCCCTACGGCCCCGAGACCGCGAGGGGGACGGAGCCGGTTCAGGTTCAGGTTCCTGCACACCGAAGCCCAAACTTAGCTTGCGCTCGGGCTTCAATTTGTCGAAGGCGTCCTTGGCCCACTGCGGCACATCTTCATCAGGGATCGGTACACCTTCAAGATTGGTGTACTTACCCTTATGAAGAAGCACGGACTCACGCCCTTCGGAAACGCGCGAAACCGGCGTAACTCTTACGAGCAGGTTTGCGCCCTTCCGCTTCTTGTAGTGGTGTGTGACTGGAAAGGCCATTAGCTGGTCTTCTCAATCATCGAGGCGTTGTTCTCCGGCGTCTCCCACTTGGGTTCGACCGCCACAACAACTCGACCAGCACCCGTTGTAGTCACACCGTCACTCACCACAGCGAGCTGATCGCCGGGGCTAACAACATCGTCGAACTCGCCCCAGTAAACCTCACCAATCGCGCCAGTGGCTGGGATGGTAATAGTTCCAAGGGACACAGCACCGACGACACTACCCGGAGTAACAGCACGCTCAACAGTGATAACGCTAGCCGCAACCGACAGCGCAGTCGTAAGGACGATACCGACAGCGCGAACTCGCATTGGCTGATGCCCTGGAGTCAGGAACAACGGGGTAGTGCCCGTGATATCCAGACTTCCGAGGTCATATTCAACTCTATGATCTGTATACATCTCAACCTCTTACGCGTTGCTGCCCGTCACATGGACGATCTTGGCCTCACCTGCGTTGCCGGTATCCCAGATGATACCGAACTCCAGTATGCCATACCACGCAACTGACTTCTGACGGCCGAAGTCAGCTGGGATCGCAGCACGCAGTTCCGGGGTCATGGCCTCAGCCATACCGACGCTGTCCTCACCGAACACGACACCCTCGCCGAGCTGGCTAGTGGCGCCGAGCTTGCTCAGGGCTTTCGCATGGTTCGTTTCCATGAAGCGGACGCTCTCGATGCGGCCAACCTCACCGTTGAACTTCACCTGCGGGTCGGTATAAATGTGCCACTGCTCCCACGCACTGTCGTCCTTGATGCCACGAAGGCCCAAGGTCCGAAAGATGCCCAGGTAGTCTCCACCTTCGAGCGGCGGCACCTGCAGATCGTCGAACATAAAGTCACGGATCTGCTCAACATGGAAAACATTCATGTTGGAGCCGATGACCTCGGCGAACGTTCCATCGGTGTTGAAGGTTCCAGCGCTGGCGCCAGTGGGGATATACTTGACCTGCGTCGACTTGAAGGCCGTGGCGGCTTTGGAGTCCAGCACCAGTCTCATCTGCTCGCGCAGTTTCTTCTGGATCGGATTTTCCAGGTCATATTCGCTCAGGTCAAGCGACAGGTTCGTGTAAGGGATAGCCCGGCCGAGTTCCTTGACGGTGATCAGGGTAGTCGACAGGCTAAAATCGTCTTCGGGGATGCGGATTGTCTCGTCGAGGTCCGCGCTATCCGGCTCAGTAACATTCCGAACGCGGGTAAGAGTCACGGTCTCGCCCATCTTACGTCCGAAACCTGGAATAGGTTGAACGTGATCGACGAACACGCTGTTTTCGACCGCCGCTTCCCAAACCTTCGTGCTCATCGCATGAGATTTGTACGTGCCAGTCGGGGCGTCAAAAGTCCAAGTGAATGTCATCTCTGGTTCCTCAAGCTGCCTGGCCTTTGCGGCGCTGCGTCCGGCGAGCTTTCAACATGTCGCCAAGCGTAACAATTTTGGTTGGCTCTTCCTGAGGTACGCGCCGGGGTTGCGGCGGGTCGTTGCCCTCAACGGTAGCCTTTCGGCCTGTGCTTTTTTTCGAATAACGCATAATCCGTTGCCGCGTCAAGTCCGCCAGCTTAGACATGGCCTGCGGAATTGGCATATTCGACAAATCACCGAGATTTGCGTTCAAAGTCATCTGTACCAAGTCGTGATCGGGCTGTAGATCACCGTGTTCCCGGTAAAAGTCTTGCCAGAAACGAGTGGTGCCTTGATCTTGCTGGTACTGCCTGGTCAGGCGCGTTGTCACACGCTCCTCAACCCGACGGCCGAACTCCTCCAGCGCGCCCCTAGGATTTTCGAACAGGAAGGTTTCCCAATCCGGCTCTTCATTCGGTGGCACAGGATCATTGCGAGGCTGCACGGGCGGCACCGACCTACGAAGATTATCCATGTCATTTCTCAGACGCTGGTTTTCATCTTCAAGTGCCGACAAGCGATCGCGTCTTGGCGGCTCCGGATCTTCTTCAAAATCCTCCTCATCATTCGCAGAAGGAGGATCTCCCGGATTGATTTCTTCACTCCACTCGTCTCCATCGTTAGGAAACCCGGCCATAACTGACGGATGGGGTTTACGCTTTGCCATGTCCAAACTCTCTTTCTCTCGCTATCATCCCGCGGCGCTCGCGAGACTCCAACTCGTTAATGATGCCATGAATACAGGCTATCTCGGCGATGCAACCTACCATTCGATCATGGCTCATGTCGCCTGCCCTATACTCGTTGACCATAAGACCCACAATCGTTCCTACCCGCTCGGCCAGGAAGTCGTGGAACTCGGCATGGATCTGGCCAGCAGTCTGGCCATGCTCCATGTCCGTCAAGTTTTTTTCCTGCGTCATGCGAATTGCTTCACATCTTGGCCATCTATGAGCATCCCATTTGGAAGCCATAGACCGCTTTTCGCATTCAGCTTCCTAATACGCTCCAGAAGGAGCGCATTCATCTCGATCTGTATCCACAACGCCTTTTCCAGAAAGGCTTGCCGCGCTGCCAGATTGTCGCGTGCTATCCTGGTTTTATTCATGTGATACCACACGGACAAGTCAGCCAGCCTGCGCTCTAGCACCTGATTTCCAGATGCCCTAGCGTTGTGATGCAGCTCGTCAATAAGGACGCTCTCGTTGCTCATTTTTTTGGTTCCGGCTTTTCTGGCTGAGGCTCTTGCAGTTTTTTAAGCTGTTCAAGCAATGCAAGAAGCGTTTGGATACCTTTTAGAACATCCTGAAGGCCGCTCACCATTGCTGCATGAACTTCCGGGGGTGTTGTCATCCCTTGTTCCTATTGTTAGCGTCGGCGTTGGGCGACAGCATCTTGTTGCTCCACTTACCGCGGCTATTTGTTGCATTTTTGCCAAGATCCATACCGCCAGACGTATCACGAGGACCGCCCTTTGCCGTCATGTCCTTGCCCGGATCATTCACCTTCTTTAGCGGGTAGCACTTGTAGCTGACGCCGCCAGGAATTGCCTTCATCTTAAGCTCCATATGTTCGAGATTTCGGCTTCTTTTTCTTGGCGCGGTCCTGCTCACTGATACCGATTGCAATAGCTTGCTTTCGATCCGTGACCTTCTGACCAGAACTGCTCTTCAGTGAGCCCGATTTGTATTCGCGCATCACCTTCTCAACCTTGTTTTTCGGCTTTTTGCGTGGCATTTCAACCTCCGGTTGCTCTCTATATATATCACGAATTGGGGATGCCCGCCGCAGGGTTGGCGCTCTGCTGCTGAATGGATGCAGTTGTAGCAGATCCGCCAGTTCCCGGACCCCCTGCAATCCCGGCAGCTTGACCACTATTTGTGCGCGGTCCCTTCCCAAGCATCGAATTCATAGCGCTTGCCTGGGCGAAAGGCCCCGTTGGATTTTGTAGAGCTTGCTTCAGCTCCTCCGCCGTTTTCCGAAGGTCATCCGGATTAATGTTCAGCATCCGCATCATTCTCTGAATGATCCGCCTTGGACTGTATTCGAGCATGAACTCAGCCTTAAGCGTCGGATCGATAGACACAGCCTGAAGCATAGCCATGAACTTCTGGAAGTCCAGCGCCAGCGTCATCAACGAGCTGAGACCAAAGACCTCGAACTTCGTACGGCTTGCAAACATCGCAAAGCGTTCCTCTGGCGAGGCCCTCATAAGAGCCAGTGCCACCTTTTTATCGTACACATTACCGAACGATGTATCTGGAATAGCATCTGCATTCTGCAACACAACCATAAAGCTCTTGCGCAACACGCGCGACATAACTTCATGTTCGAGGTCACCTATGATGCCATCCAACATGATGTTTTGGCTTTGGCTCGCTTGCAGAAAAGCTACAGCCGGAGTGTCCGAGCTAACAGGTGGAATAGATCCCCTGCCCATCCCATCACTCATCGAAGCGGCATCAAACTCCCGGTTCAAGTACTCAAAGACCGACATAGCTTCTCTCGGTATGTCAGCCTCAGCAACCGTCTCCAGAACCTTTGCGTTATGCGGCAGTGTTTGCTTCACAGCAAGCGTTGTGCCTTGCTGGATGCCATTCTCGACCTGGCTCGGATCTTCCAGATCCTCGATCCGAAGCTGCTTGATGCCCCAGACACTAGCGATGCCACCATCAATGATCAGATTAAACAGTTCATTTATGGCCAAGTTCAAATCGCTGGCATGATCAAAGATGGCTTTGTGCCATACGCTAAATGGAATGCGGACTAGCGGCGCCACAACAAACGGGCTCTCCTGATGCCAGAACGGATTGGGCTCAGGCGGCCGGATAAGATACTTACCGTTAGCCACAGTAGCAACAACATTCCGATGCGCAACGCTGCCATCACTATTAAGCAGCGTTCCCCAAAACTCATCAAGGACCACCCGTCTCCGAAAGCTGGGGGCAGTTGACTCTTGCTGGTTTCGATCTTCATCACTGAGTTTTTCATCATCGGGCCTTTCATAGTCTTCCATGATCATCTGCTCGACCGTTGCACGGTCGTAGATGCCATTATCGACACCATTCATGATCTGATGAAAGTCCCGCTCGACGCGATGAATTTCATATAACCCATTCCCAGTCGGATCTGGGTAATAGTCCTCAACGCGAACAACATCAATCCGAAGGTGCCACTCGTCAAAATCCTCCACCTTAAGTTGCTCACCATTCTGGTAAGTGAACTGGCGCTTCGTCATATCGCCGCCATGCACTTTCAGAATGACCAAGCTCTTATGAAGCGCCTGCTTCACAGCATCGCTCATTATAGTGGGGAATTTCTGGCTCTCATTCTCCGTTCCCCAAAGATCGTTAAGAAATGGCTTCAAAATCTCGCGAACTTGCTCCGGCGAGATCTTCTCCTCCAGCTCATAGTCCAGCTTGACGCTGAAATAGTCACCGAACTGCATCAATCCACGCTTCACGATGAACGTAAGTTTTTCGGTAGCAAGTGGAGATTTCGGTAAGAACTCTTTTGACTGCCCAGGCAGCTTGTGTGCCCAGCTCTGCCTGCCAAGATACGTATCCCAGTTGCGATCGAACTGCGAGATACGCTGATTTCTGGCCTGCTCCGACTCGTCACGATACGCATTGATAGCTTGAATGACGCTAAACCCGCCATTTTCGATCTGCTCGTCAAATTGAGGATTGGGACCACCGCCAGCTGCGATCGTATTATCTAGCATTGCCATAGCCAGCCTTCCTGATGGTTATCTTATGCCGGTATGTGTCTTGCACGCAACCTATATGCACACCGATTTTTCTTTCTGCGTGCGTCAACAGAGGCGCGCGGCAAGCATTACATACCCGCACATCTTTGTCTCCCTTTTGCTTGGGTGTCAACCCTTCGTCAGCCACGTCTTCCACCATATTTAGGCACCAAAATTCGAGAAGCTATGCCCAATGCCCCACCACGGGCCATCTGGGGGCGCACGGGCTCTTCAAAGGCGATCCAATAGCCCAGCGCATCACTTGTATGGGTCCTTTTAAAGTAAGGATCGCGCTTATTTCTCACTTTTAGCACGCCTCCCCTCTGATCCCTCAACACGCCTTCAAGGTCAGCCGCCAATTCACGACAAACCGGGTCCATCTGAAACCTTACGCGCCCCTCTTCATCCTTCATAATGCGATTTACAGCGTTTAATCGATCCGGGACCTTAGGATTTTCGGGAGGAATACGCAATCTAATCGGACAGCCGAACTGTTTCATCTCATTAAGGATTGTCCAATAGTCAGATTTGCCTGTTTGGCCCGTCCGACGCTCGCCTGTAGCGTCACCATACAGCCAGATCTCAGCCGCATGGTCCGCTATGCGGTCATAGAACAACTGGCACATATCGGGAATATTGCCCTCGTCCATTATCAGCTCGTGATATATGCGATACATTAAGCCATCAACCTGCCCGATCAGTGAAACCATTGGCTCAACGTTGAAGTCCCAGATCCAGCACAGCGGTCTTCGGTTAGACATGGGGGGCATAGATGGGTTATTATGAAGTCGCCTATCGTAAGCTGGATAAGCTCGCGCTCCGCCAATCCCTGGGAGCCACTCACCTTCCAGACGAATTCGACGACTGGGGCTATTAATGGGGTAGATGGCTTCAAGGCGCGCAATCTCGTCACGTGGGATAGCCGGGTTGTCATAGATCGAAGCTCCAAATAGGCCAATGTGCGGCGCCAGGCCGTCCTGAACAGCTTGAATGATCTTTTCGAACACCCAGCTAGCCGTGATTTTCAGCCCCTCAGGCGGCAAAAGCGTACACGTACAGAAAAACACCAGTGGCGCTGACCCCACCCTTATGACGGACTCTTCATAGATCTCCCATGGATGCTCTTCGTCCATGTGAAACCAATCTTTTTCAGCCCCCTGATATTTCGAGCGGCCACTCTCCGCGCTCTTAAAGCCAATTATTGATCCGTTTCTAAGCTTTAGGATCTGACTTTCAGCGCTCCAGCTCGCTATTTCGTGTTTCGGGATAAAGGGCATTTTGCCACTTTTACCGTACCCATTATCGAAATATTTTGGCTGAATGACATCCCTTGAAGTCGGAAAATCAAGTGCTGAGACCCATCCGCTAGTGCTTCGATCTC